CCCAATACTCCAAATACGTTCATGGTGTACTCAACGAAACCCGGAGTCCCGGCAGTTCAGGTGGATACATCGAATAACGTTATGGGAATAGGGTGTGCCCCCAATCCCAAGTACGGTCTGACAGTTGGGGGTCCAATTGCGAACACGATCAATGTCGTGTGTATTACCGCAACGGAACCGTTCGAACTGTCAACCTCAAACTGCTCTACGTACTTCAATATGTTGTGCGAGGCTCCAGTGGTTCTTCCAGGAGACACACCTATCAAGGGAAGTTATTGGGTGGTCAAGAACAACTCGAAGGCAGAGATTACGCTCGGGTCATCCGGCGGGTTCTTTAATACATCTGGAATAACAACTACATCTCTTCCCATCGGAGGGCTCTTTACGCTGATTTATTCTGGAGCTGATTCGGTATATTACACGTTCTAAAGTTCTTCTAAAGAACAATGATATCGGACAACCGAACAGTCGCAGATTTTCAGACGTTCACGTTCTCTGGACATTCCAGGACACTGGCCCACAAATCCCTGCTCCAAAGTATTCAACTGGGACACGCGGATTATGCGTGCTACTGGACTCTGGAACTCTTGTGTTCTGGTCTCGTTCATTCCCTGTGGAATACCCTATTTGAAGCGGGGGGACTGTACGTCCACCGATGCCCTAACATGTTCACGTACCTGACATCGCAGTACGAACGGTTCTCAACGATCGAGGAGATGTTCACGATTCATACGATGACGGATATACGCAACCACGAGATTGCCAGGCTGCTCGTGTGCGAGACCGCGGTGGCTCTCTCCACTGCGAAGAAACAGAAACCAATTACCCTGCCCACCATCAAACCTCTCCATGATTTCATGCCGGAAACTATCCGCGAGAACCTGAGGGCCACGACCCAGACAGCATGCCTTCCCTTCACGAAAGCTGACGATCCCTTCGAGCTGAAGATCCCGTTCAACGAGTTCTGTTTTTCCGTTCAGACACGCGATGCTCTGAGGGCACTTTACTGGATGTCGTGGATTCTGACGTATGCTCGCGAACAGAAAAAGCGGACAAAGCAGTCTCTCATTGTTGCGGAACGCCGGAATCCTTATGTCAACTCCAAGTTTTCCAGAGCCCTGGTGTGGATGTTCTGGGATGTCATCAACGCCCATACGAACACGTATGTGGAATCCCTCTACAAACTTTACTGCTTGCGATGGGAGCCCAAGCTCGCAAAGCCCCGACAGTCCCTCCTGCTGTCGGCTCTCATCTTTGTGACCGAATCGCCCGATCCACGCGAACCGGCCAAGAGAAACGAGCTGGAGATCTCGGCGGTTCTTCAGAAGATTCCGCAGCTGCTGGAAACGATACAGGCCACCCGCAATACTTTCCAAGCTAGAGAATAATGCCCGCACCCACCGATACCCAGAAGCTCCAGATCTCTGCGTTCCAGGGTCTTCTGTTCTACATCCTCGCCAACCCTATTACGTTCCGCGTGATGGATGGCCTCGTGACATCCGTGACAGGACCGTACACCACGTTCCGTATCTTTGAGAACGGCGTGCCCACTGGATTTGGTCTAATGGTTCATGCCTTCGTCTTTTTCGCGGTGACTCTAGGCCTGATGTATGTTTAGATACATGGGGCGTATACATATACAAATGTACCGCATCACGAAGATGGGAATGGTCTACACGAAGCCCACGATTACGTATACTACAAGCTTTCTTTGGTGTGGAAACCAGTGTTTGAATCCACACGAAAGGACGTGCCGAACCCTCAATCCTCAGGCGGATGGGTCGATCAAACTTGAACTACATCCGTACCCCAACGTTCTGGATCGGATCGATTACAGGGAAGAGGTCAGGGTACAAAAGTACGCGGACGGCTCATTCTCCGAGAACTCCGATCTGTTTACGCCCTGCCAAACCACGACGGACAGCACTTCTTCACCTCGTCCACGACCTTCCCAGCCTCGGCCTTCACGAGCTTCACGGCCTCAATGACGTGAGGGAGAGAGAGATCACACCAGCCGGCCAGCTCCGTCTTCTGCTCGTCCGTCAGAGAAGACTCGCGAATAGCCTTCTTGACCTCCTCAACCACAAACTTCGCCTTATCCTCGTCCGAGCGGTCGGCAAGGATCTCCACCTCAGCGATCTTCTTGATGGCAAACTTTAGAAGATCGGACTTGTTCGAAAAGTCGACAACTTGAGTGTCCGACATTGGCACTGTGTTTAATTCTAGAGCTTACAAAACTTTTGATAGAATAACATGGAAATCTCTGATATTGTGTACCTGGCGTTCTCTACCGTGATGGTTGTCGTTGTCCTACATATCGGAGTGTTCTGGATTGCCCGGGTCGTCCAGCCACCCAAGCCGAAGGTTGTGTACGTTGATCGTACGCCCCTCCCGGCGATCATACCTCCCGATTCTACGCCTCTCCCGCCTGTTGTTCTCCCTCCACGCGTCGAGCCTCCTACCCAGACTGCGAACGTCCCGACGTACGCTGCCCTCCCCCTTCCGGTCGTACAGTCCACCAAGTCCGAGCCCCAGCTTCCTCCGCCGATCGAGACACGGGAAGTAGATAAGGTCGGATGGTCGGGCGGCAAGTGATTTTGACACTTGCGGACTAGGTATACAATGAACCGACTTAAGACGATATACGGTTGGGACCCGGTCATGCGGATGACGCGTCAAGGAAAGGTTCCTGACTTCACATGTAAAGTTCCTCAAACAACCGGAATACCGGGATGGCTGTTTCTGACACGCGACGATTCATCGAAGCCGATTGCGTTGTGGGTCCAGCGAAAGGACAATGCGACTCCACAGGTGTTTCGTGTCGTCTGGGACGAGCGGTGTTTCGAAGATACGATCCTGCGTGTCGAATACACCTCCACACATGTGTATATCGCAGATGTGTGGATGTGGAATGGAACCCAGATGTTCAAGACCAGATCGTTTGAACAGCGGGCTAAGTTTCTGAAGGCGGCGTTTGAGGCCACATATACCCCGTGCCCAGAGTTTGAGACGAGGGCAGTATCGCTGCGGGAGAATGCGACGGAGATCAGGGGGCACGAATACTATTCTGATGCCCACGGAGAAAAGGGTATTTTTATTGAATCCAAGCCGGATGTTTCGGACAAGTACGAGATTGTGGCGACCGATATCCCCGACGTGTACAAGGTTGCGGATGTGGGGTACCTTCGTGTCAGAACGATGGCTCTTTCCAAGAAGTTGAGAGCGTTGGGACGGGTATTCACGCTGGAGTGCGTTCAGAACGAAGATGGGACATGGACTCCGAGAATCTAGTCTCTGTCCAATACAAATGGTTCGTAAGCACACAAAGAAGACAGGTCGTCGCCGAACTGTCAAGCGTGGGGGAGGCTACAGCTTCGGCGGATCTGTCCTCTCGAATGTCGGGGGCCCGAATGCTGGAAACCCACAGTGGAATTATAATATGGGAAGCGACTGCGGTGCCAATCTCCAGGGACGCGGGGGAAATAACAATATGTCGGGTGGTCGTCGCCGCGGCAAGAAGACGGCTGCGGGTCGTCGTCGTCATCGTCGTAGCTACCGCGGAGGATCGAATCGGGTTGTGGACAACGGTTCAATCTTAGCTCTCCAGCAGCCCCGCACGGGATACACATTCAACGGGTCTGGTGTCGCTGGAACCGCAGACACCGTTCCGATTGGAAGCCCAGTATACCAGGTTGTTTAAATTCTACTCTAGTATCAATGAAGGCAAACGTGGACACTGCTATCGCATCTCTACTTTTGTTGGTGACTATCGTATTCCTTGTCCAGCGTCGGCTGGGATACCTTGCCGTCTGGCTAGTGCTCATAACTGTCGTGATCGGATACGGTGTTCGTATGCCCCTGGTAGCGGCTGTGACGCTGGGTATTGCCACGATTGCCGGAGTCGTTCTTATCTCGGGGCAGGCTCTGAAGGAGAACTATGAGAACCCTACGGAGAGCGACGAACGGAAGGAGGACAAGGAGAAGAACGAGCCGGAGCCGCACTCGGACTCTAAATCTTCGAAGATCGAGGATTCGCACCTGGATGCGGGGACCACGGTTCTCCATGCCTTCCAGAAGCTGAATCCTGAGCAGGTTCTACAGATGCGTGACGATACAAAGGAGCTGATGGAGACACAGAAGCAGCTCGTGGAGACGCTCTCGTCCCTGGGACCTCAGGTCCAGCAGGGAGCAGAGCTCATCAAGAGTTTCCAGGGAATGTTCGGTGGAAACTTAACCGAGGTTCTGAAGCAGTGAGATGGCTGCCGCATATTTGAAGTACTGGTGATTAGGATCAGCTGAATTGATTGTAATCAGGGGGAGGCCAAGACCGTGGGTCAGGATCTTCCAGGTGAGAAGGGTTGTGCCGAGATGGTAGTGTTCTACCACGTCGCTCCAGCCCGCAAACGTATTCCAGAGAACCTGGAGAGACGAGATGACATAGAGGATGATGGAGAATGTTGTGGTTTCCAGGGTTCCGCCAAAGTAGACGAATAGAGCAGGGAAGAAGAAATAGCATCCCCAGAAAAGAACGTGTCCAATCGGTTGGATGAACAGGTTGGCGTACACGGTCAGGTGATCCATAAACTTGACAGGCCGTATTCGCTTGTCGATCTCCATGTACGTCCACACCACATCTGCGTGGTTTGGATGTTCAATCATCTTTCGTAGACTCGGGGGTAGCATCTCCTCCTTCAATTAGAATACCCTCGGCAGGAAATTCTACCCGGTCAAACGTCTTGGGGTTCACGTAGACCCACCGACCATCCTTCGATGCGGGCTCAAGGTACTGAAGAAGCGGAACCGTAATGCGGTTTCCTATCACGACAACACGAGTCATATCCTCGGTACAGTCCACTGTATTACCGATCTCGTCAATGTACCCAATGAAAAACCACGGGGGAAGAGGAGCATCAAAGACACTGTCGAGCTCGTACCCCTGCCCGGCCTCCGTCGCCCACTGAACAACGACGCGGTCGGCGGCATAAAAGCCGTGGTACTTCCGGATATGGTGGAGAACAACATCGGCATCCACCCGATTGATCGAGTAATACTCGGCGGACGACGATGAGGAGCCAGAATCAAGATTGACCGCCTCCCACTTGGCGGTGAGATAGGTGGGGGTGCGACGAGCACAGCAACGCTCTACCGCCGCGTAGACTCCTACAAGGCCGTAAACAATGTGCGTCAACGCCTCGAGTGCCACACGCTGCATTTTCTAGTATAATCGATGAATGTGTAAATTAAAACGTGTGTGCAAAGACTACACGGTCAATCTCCAGGCCCATGGCAATCGACGTGGCGAGGGCGGTGATGATGAACGGGGCAGCCATGATGAACCACGCAACAATACCGAGGTTGAGGCGGCACAGGAGATCGAGGATGAACACCGTGGCACCGCCAAACAGGAGCTTGGTGCCCGCAGTCACAAAGGCAAAGTCGGCAACATCGAATCCCAGCTGAATGGCGAGGAAGAGAGCATACAGGAGAGCCGGGGGGCAGAGGTTCTCGATGAATTTCATTTTGAGCCTTTATGTAGTATACATAAAATATGACGACTACCCCGGAGAAGATTCAGATGGTTGTGGACTATTCTGGAGCTACCCACGACGATGCGAAGGCGATGCTTATCAAAGAGAATGGAGACGTCATCTCTGCTCTGGTCGAGTTGGCAGCGACTCCAGTAATCTCGGGGACCAAATATATTCCCCCAACCCCGAAAATTGATGACGGCCACGATGACGAAACGCGTGAGCGAATAAGGCAGGGGCGGCTGATGGCGGAGATGCTCAACGCCTCACCGCGAAACGACCTCCGCGGAAAGGCAACACACTACCCCCCGCGACTGGCATCCGTACCTGAAGTGCCGCCCCCGGCTGCTGCTTTGCCATAATCTGAGCCTTTCCGTTCAGTTCTGCTGGAGGAGGGTACGCATTCGCATAATCGATGAGTTTCCGCTCGACAGCTGTGATATCACTGAAAACGTCCATCTCATACGTCCGGTCATACGCCTTCTTAGAATAGGACGCGTAGGTCTCAGGATCATCAAGAGCCTTTACGGCATTTTCCCAATCGTCTATGGTGTCGTAGGAGCATGCAAACTGGGTATCCTTGATCCATTCACACATTCCCTCGGTAGACCCCGATGGA